GGAATCCCCAAACCTGTCTAAGGGTGATATTGAATTACTTACAATCGCATTGGATGAGTATCTTTATGCGTCAAATTTAGAAGTTCCAGATATGCCTAAAATGGAAAAATTATTACATAGATTGGAAGATCATTTAGATAAGTTTTGACAGATCTTCCAATAACTGATATGATAATCTTATATTAATGAAGCAAATGAAAAAGTTTACGGTAGAAGAATTTCAATCAGACTTTGATAATCTACTAGAAAGAGTAGAAAATGGAGAATCTTTTATAGTCACCGATGAAGGAAATGAAGTAGTTATAATGCCAGCAAAGGATTATGAGTACATAGTGGATGGTTTAGAAGAACACGACGACCTGATTCGAATACACACGGATCACGAAGAGGGTTGTTGAATTTTTGGGAGTATAGCTTAATGGTCAGAGCGGCCTGCTTATAACGGGTTAGTCTGGGTTCAACTCCCAGTATTCCCATAGTCACGGAGAGACTTTAAAAGTACTGGTGGAGTCAGTATTTAATACGACCCTATGCTTACACATATTAAAGCAGAGTTGCACAAACTCTCCTTTTTTGGTATAATGGTACAAAAGACTTTATTGTATGAAAATTGGTTTTAATTGTAGTTCATTTGATTTGTTTCATGCTGGGCACGTTACTATGCTTAAAATGGAAAAAGAATTATGTGATTATTTAAAAGTTGCACTTCAAGTTGATCCAACCGTAGATCGTCCTGGTATTAAAAATAAACCAGTTCAATCTGTTTATGAAAGATATATACAATTACAAGGATGTAAGTATGTTGATGAAATTTTGGTATATGAGACCGAAAAGGATTTGCTTAATTTAATTCAGACACAAACATTTCATATTCGGTTTTTAAGTGAGGAGTATAAAAATGTAGATGTCACCGGAAAACAATATTGTATAGATACTGGTATCGAAATTCACTATCATTTACGAAGACATCAATATTCTTCTACTGAAATTAGAAACAGAGTTTATCTACTTGAGAAACAAAAAAGAGATGAAAAGAATGATGATCCAGTAGTAAATCAATATTCACCAGAAATTTTAGAAAAATATTCTATTAAAGATAATTAACTATGACAATTTTAGTTACTGGTGGGTGTGGATTTATTGGTAGTAATTTTATACATCATTTGAAAAAAATAACAAGTGAAAAAATCATTTGTATTGATAAAATGACTTATGCTGCTGATTATGAAAATATTTCAAATTTAGATATTGAATTATATCCACTTGATATTAATAATTCAGATTATGTATTTAAAGAAAATAAAATTAAAACTGTCTATCATTTTGCTGCGGAAAGTCACGTAGATAATTCAATTAAAAGTTGCTCCGAATTTATCAATACTAATATTAATGGAACAGTTAATCTTTTGAATCTTTCTATGAAATATAATGTTGAAAAGTTCATTCATATTTCAACCGATGAAGTTTATGGTTCAATTGAACACGGTAAATTTACAGAGACAACAACATATAATCCAAGAAATCCATATTCAGCATCAAAAGCATCAAGTGATCATTTTGTGATGGCTTTTCATAACACTTATGGTCTTCCTGCTATTATTACAAATTGTTCAAATAACTATGGACCAAGACAGCACGAAGAAAAATTAATTCCAAAGACAATTAAAAATTTAATGATGGGGAATAAAGTTCCTATCTATGGTGATGGGCAACAAATTCGTGATTGGTTATATGTTCAAGATCATTGTGAGGCAATTTTAGTTGTGGCAGAAAAAGGAAAGTTTGGTGAAAAATATAATATTGGCGGAGAATGTGAAGTGAAAAATTTTGATTTGATAAAAAATATTCTTAATATTATGAAAAAAGAAGAAGATATGATAGAATATGTGAAAGACCGTCCGGGGCACGACCGTAGATATTCAACTGATATTACTAAAATACAAACTGAACTTGGTTGGTCTCCTAGATTTAATTTAAAAAAAGGATTGGAAAAAACGATTGAATGGTATGAACGCAATAGGAACTAATCTCAAAGATGCTTATATCATTACAAACAAAAAGTTTGAGGATGGTCGTGGGTTCTTTATGGAAACTTTTAAACTGAACGAATTTGAAAAAATTACCGGTGTAAGTAATTTTGTCCAGGATAATCATTCCAAATCTTCCAAGGGAGTTTTGAGAGGACTTCACTATCAAATTGAACACGCACAAGGCAAACTCGTTCGTTGTGTTTCTGGTGCAGTTTATGATGTAATTGTTGATCTGAGAAAATCATCTTCATCATTTGGAAAATGGTTTGGAATTAAATTATATAAAAATAATTTGCAACTATGGGTTCCTCCTGGATTTGCTCATGGTTTTTATACCCTTACTGAAACTGCAGAAATCGTTTATAAAACTACGGATTATTATTATCCAGAATATGATAGGACCCTTCTTTGGAATGACACTAATTTGGGAATTGAATGGGGAATAGATGGAGAACCTATCTTATCTCAAAAAGATTTGAAGGGAAAGACCTTTGAGGAATGTGAGAAGTATGTTTGAAAAAATTTCTGTCTATGGTGGAACAGGATTTATTGGAAGTTCTTTTTGTGATCTTTTTTCTGATCAGATTATAAAAATTCCTAGAGATTCTAGAGAACCACAATCCAAAGATATTCTTTATTTTATTAGTACAACTACAAATTATAATGTATTTGAAGATCTTCATGTAGATATTAATACTAATTTAAATCTTCTCATGGAAGTACTTCAGTACTGTAAAAGTGAAGATATTGTATTTAATTTTGTGAGTTCTGGATTTGTTTATGGATTGGATGTAATAGGTGCAAAGGAAACCGATCTTCCAGATCCTAGAGGATTTTATTCAATTACAAAACGGGCAGCGGAACAATTGTTGATTTCATTCTGTGAAACTTTTGGATGTAAGTATCGTATCTTTCGTCTTGCTAATGTATATGGGACTGATAAAACAGTATCTCCAAAAAAGAATGTTTTAGCATTTTTGATAAACAAATTAAAAAATAACGAAGACATTCAACTTTATGAAGGAGGACTTGTTCTTCGTGATTATATGCATGTTGATGATTATTGTTCTGCAATGATGCATTTAATAAAAAATTCTAAAGATAATGAAATCTATAATATTTCTTCTGGTGAACCTAAAAATTTTTATGATATAATCTATACAGCAAAAGAATTACTTGATAGTTCTAGTCAAATTGTTGATGTAAAAACTCCAGAATTTTATAGTAAAGTTCAGGCAAAAAATTTTACTCTTTGTATAGATAAATTAAATTCTTATAATTTTAAAAAAAATAAATCTCTTACTATGGAAATATACAACATGTGTAAAAACTAATTATGACTAAAACACTAGTAGTAAGCAATCATGCAAATCATGATTTAGAATGGTTAACTATGACTTATGAGCATGGTTTTTCAAAAGAAAATACTATAATTTATGATAGAACTCCAGATGATTACCCTCAAAAGTCTCCATTGAATCATCTTGGTCAAGTAACAAAATCCCCAAACGTAGGATCAAATCCTTATGATATTGGTAGGTATATTGTAGATCACTACGATAACCTTTCGGATATTTCAATTTTCATTAAAGGAAACTTATTACAAAAACCATATTCTAATGAAAAAAGATTTATATATGCTTTAAATGCTAATTGGTTTGTTCCTATTGATGGAAATGTTTATAACCCATCAACAAAATTTTATATTAATGATTCGGTACATATAGAATCAACCAGTTTAAATTATCATATGTATGAAAATGAAGTCATTGATACTAAAGTATATCCTAGAATTAAAAATTTTAAAGAATTTATTAATGATTTGTTTATAATTGAAAAAATTCCAGAACATCTTTGGTTTGCTCCAGCTGCAAATTATACTGTACCAAAGCAAAATATTTTAAAATACAGTAAAAATTTTTATAAAAAAATGATGTATTATAATGATTATAATAATAATCCAATTGAAGCGCATTGGTTTGAGCGAATTTATATGTTAGCATGGCAAGGATGCCTAGAAGAAAACTTTTCCTACATTGTGGAGTGATATATGATTAACAGAGATGATATGAAATCCTTTGTCGATAATTTATTGGATACTGAAGAAAATTTGTTTTCATATCTTTATAATCAAAATTATGAAAAAGGTATTAGCAACATTTATTATTCTGGACCTTATTGGGATAACCAAGAGATTGAATCTGCTATTACTAATTTATTTACTGGAAAATGGTTAGCTTCTGGAGAATCTGTCAATAAATTTGAAAACCAATTTTCTAAGAAATTTAATTTTAAACATTCGGTAATGGTGAATTCTGGCAGTTCTGCAAATCTTGTAATGATTGCTGCCCTCAAAAAATATTTTGGTTGGCAAGATGGAGATGAAATTATTGTATGTGTATGTGGATTTCCTACTACAATCAATCCTATAATTCAAAATAATCTTAAACCAGTATTTGTAGATATTGATTATTTTGATCTTAACTGGGACATTAAAGAAATTGAAAAGAAAATTACTCCAAAAACTAAAGCAGTTTTTTCTTCTCCAGTTCTAGCAAATCCTTATGACTATGATAAAATTATAGATATTTGTAAGACAAATAACATTGAATTAATTGCAGATAATTGTGATAGTCTTGGCAGTAAATGGAGAGGTGAATATTTAACTGATTTTGCAGTTGCTTCTTCCTGCTCATTTTATCCAGCACATCATATCTGTACTATTGAAGGTGGAATGGTTTCTTCTAATATTAAGGAAGTTGTAGATCTTGCTCGTAGTTTTGCTTGGTGGGGTCGTGATTGTTATTGTGTTGGTAAACAAAATCTTCTTTCTTGTGGAACTTGTGGAAAAAGATTTGATAAGTGGCTTACTGGATATGATAAGATTGTTGATCATAAGTACGTCTTCGGACAAATTGGATATAATTTAAAACCAATTGATATGTTAGGTTCAATTGGATCTATTCAGATTTCAAAATTTGATGAAATTCATTCCAAACGTAGATCAAATAAAGAAAAACTTCATAAGATTTTTGAAAAAATTCCTGGAGTCAGAGTAGTTTCGGAAAGACCAGAAGCAGAAACGAGTTGGTTTGGTGTTCCTATTATTTGCAATGGTGATAAAACTGAACTTGTTAAATTCTTGGAAGATAATAAAATTCAAACTCGTAATTATTTTGCAGGAAATCTTCTTATTCATCCAGCATACAGACATATTGAATCCGCATTTAATTATCCAAATGCAATGAAAGTTCTTGATAATGTATTTTTTGTTGGATGCTCTCCCGTAATTACTGATTCTATGATAGAATATATAGAAGAGGTTATTAACTTATACACAAAATAAATTATTATGAGTCAATATATTAAAAAAGCACTTGTTCTTGGTGCTGGTGGCTTTATTGGAAGTCACATGGTTAAAAGACTACGTTCCGAAGGATATTGGGTTCGTGGTGTAGATCTTAAGAGACCAGAATTTTCTCCAACTGAAGCAAATGAATTTGTTCAAGGAGATCTTCGTGATGTAGATTTTGTTCGTCGGGTTCTTGAATATAAAGGTGATAGAGGTAATTTCTATAATTCAGTCCCCTATCGTTATATTCAATCATTTGATGAGATCTATCAATTTGCTGCTGATATGGGTGGAGCGGGATTTGTTTTCACTGGTGAAAACGATGCGGATATTATGCACAATTCTGTTACAATTAATCTCAACGTTCTTGAGATGCAACATCAGATGAATGAAAGAATTGGTATTAATAAAACTAAAATTTTCTATTCTGGATCTGCTTGCATGTATCCAGTACACAATCAACTTGATCCTGATAATCCTGACTGCCGTGAAGAATCCGCTTATCCTGCTGCACCAGACTCTGAATATGGTTGGGAAAAACT